TCTTTGGAGCAGTACCCAACTGACACCAGCCCAACTAGACCAGCAACACCATCGACTATTATTACAATGTCTTACCTTGCACCATCAGCTACAACGAATCTTTACGTTTCAAGCCAGCAACAAGGGGAAGCGACTGTTAGTCATTGGGCTAACAGTACGGCAGACAAAACTTATGGATACATTATCGTCGGATGATTGAATTTAACTTTATACCGCAGCAGGAGATACGAAATTGGTGGGCAACGATAAAGCCGGGGCTAGATGAGATTAAGCTGAAAAGTCCTGAACCTTGGATAGTTGAAGATGTTTACGTCGATCTGTTCAACCAGAAATCGATGTTGTGGATAGCGTTAGAAAATAAGCATTTTGCAGGGTTTTTTGTATTACAGCCGCTAGGTCATGAGCTACACATTTGGGCGGCTTGGACGGTAGAAAACGATTATCAAGTGGTTGAAAAAGGTTTACAATTCATTAAAAATATGGCACAGAATTCTGATGTCAAATATTTAACCTTTTCCAGTCATCGTCAAGGTTGGCAACGTAGGGCGAGCCATTACGGATTCCGTCCTAGAAAATGGATTTGCGAGGTCTAATATGGGTGGCGGTGGACAGTCAAGCGAAACAAAGATAGGCGAGGAATTTAAGCCCTATATTACCTTTGCTTTAGATGAGGCAAAGAAGCGGTATCAAGCGATGCCGGAAGCCCCGGATACTCTAGCAGTTAGTCCGTCTGCTGCTACGTTACAGGCTATGTCAATGGCAGAGCAACGTGCTTTGGCTGGCTCTCCGTTGACTCGACAAGCTCAAGATGTCATAGCTCAACAAATGAGTTACTCAAACCCTTATGCCGGGAAGATCGAGGCTATGGGGATGGGTGCTTACGATCCGTCTGCTGGTTTCTATCGTTCCATGATGGAAGGTCAGCCAGAGTCTGAGGCTGCTCGGCTAACGAAATCCACTGCTGGCGGTGCTTATCTAGGTGGTGGTAGCGAATTCCTAAAGGGTGCTTTAGCTCAGGCTAATCGTTTGGCTGGTGAGTCTTTTGGCGAGAGCATGAAGGACTTACAGGCTAAGGCTGCCGCTGCTGGTCGTTATGGCTCAGGTGCGATGGCACAACAAACGGCTAAATCTCAGGATGTCTTAGCTCGTGCCTTAGCGGAACAGAATCAACAGGCTTATCTCCAGAATTACCAGCTAGAGCGTCAGGCTCAAGAGGCTGCTATGGGTCGCTTAGGTAGCCTAGAGCAACAGGCTATAGCAAATCGATTTGCAGGTGCTAGCGGTCTGTCAGCAGGTGAGCAAGCGGCTCTAAGGACTCGTCTAGGGGCTTTAAGTACGGCTTCTGATATTACGTCTGCTGACCTAGCGAGACAGGCTCAGGCTGCTCAGTTGGCTCCGTCGATGGCTGCTCAGGATTACGCTGATATTCAGAAACTGCTACAGGTTGGTCAAGGTCGTGAGGCTTATGATTTGCAAGCTATTCAAGGTCGTTTAGCTGCACAAGACTTGCCATTGGATCGTCTGCAACGTGCTGCGAACATATTTTATGGCGCACCTTTGGAAACAACTACTCAATCTGGTGGGGGTAAATAATGGGCGATCCTGTGACTATGGCGATGGTTGGTGCTGCTCTAGGTGGCGGTATGTCTGCTGCTAGAGGTGGTAATCCGATTAAAGGTGCGTTGCTAGGTGCTGTTGGTGGTGGTATTGGTGGTGCTGTTGCGGCTGGTGCTGGCGCTAGTGCTGCGGCTGGTGCTGGTGCGACTCAGGCTGCTGGTATAGCTGCTAATCCTGCGTTGTCTATGGGTGCTATGAATACTGCTGCTGGCACAACGATGGCTAACCCCGGTCTATTAGCAACATTAAAACAAGTTCCTTCGTCGTTAAATACTTTCGCTAAAGAAAACCCATTTACGACGAACGTAGGTTCTAACTTATTGCAGCAAGAAATGAATCGTCAACCTATTGAGGGTATGGGGTTGATGAGAGGTAATCAGATTCCTATGGATCAGCGCCAAAGACCGTCGTTCGCAGCACCACAGATTAGTCTTTTATAGGTGACATATGGCACTAGAAGATTACATCCCTAATATCTTTGGTGGTACTCCGACCATTTATCAGGGGTTGTTGAGTCCACAGGAACAGGCTTCACTAGAGAAACGCTCGAATATTGCTGGTTTGCTAGGTTCTGTTGCTGCTTTGGCTCAGGGTATGAGTGCTGGTGGCGCTCCTCGGTCTGCTTTCCAAAACATTGCAAACGCTCTAGCTGCTGGCTATGGTGGTGCAGGTCAGACGTTTCAGGCTGGCGTTGGTCAGATAGCCGATGTGCAGAAGCTCCAACAAGCCCGACGGGATATGGAGAGGCAGCAACAGGCTAGACAGGCAATGCAGGAACTTATGAATACGCCTGAAGTTGCTAATAATCCTACGTTGAAGGCTTATTTCTTAGCTAATCCTGATAAAGCTCTTGAAAGATACATGAATATTCAGGAGACTAAGATTGCTAGGGGTATTCAGCAGCCAATGGGTGAAACTACGCCTACAACTCCGCAGGTATCAGGACAACCGCAATTATACGATGTATATAGAGAAGACCCAATCCAAGCAATTATTGAAGGAAAGCCGATTCCAGAGCAAAAAGTATTGCCATCAACGGAAGTTGTAAAGGCGCAATCTCGTTATGCTCGTCAATTAAGAGAGGCTGAGGCTGCTCAAACATATTTCTCTAATGTTGGTAATACAGATAGAGCAAAAGCAGCTAGAGAAGAAGCAGATAATCTGAGAGGGTTGATTCGTCAGGAAGAATTAGCAGGATCAGTAAGTGAAAGCCTTGAGGGTGTTCACCCAATGCTAAAAGGCATGGTTGACTCTTTGAACTTGAACGCTCCTAGCATGACTGCCTCTGAAATACAGAGTGCTATTTCTGACATCCGCAAGAAGGATTCTGAATTTAGATTAACTTCTGAGACTGATCTGCGTAAGGAATATTCAGGATTACCAGCGATTAAAGAGTTCTCGACTGTTCAGACTGCTCATAAGCAAGTTATTAATGCTCTAAACAATCCTTCTGCTGCTAACGATTTGGCTGCTGCGACCAAGTTTATGAAATTGCTTGATCCGGGTTCTGTTGTTCGAGAGTCTGAATTGGGTATGGCTATGGCTGCTACTGGTGCGATTGATTTAATGGGCAACTATTTGCAGCGTTTGCAAAACGGTGAAAGATTGAACCCTGCTCAACGTGCTGACTTTAAGAAAGCCGCTGAACTTGCGTATAGAGCCGCTGAAGATACCTTTAATCAGATTAGCGGTCAGTATGTTGATCTTGCGAAGTCGTACAACCTAAACCCTAACAATATCGTACTGAAGCAGAAGAAAACTCCTGAAATTCCTGTTGCCGCTGATCGTCCTGAAGGTGTTGGGAAAGATTGGACGCTAAACACTGATGCTCAAGGGAATAAGGCTTGGGTAAGCCCAGATAGAACAAAGTTTAAGGAGGTCAAATAATGCCATTTGATCTATCTACTGCTCGTCCTGTAGGACAAAGCGAGTCTATGGGTGGGAAGGAGCTTGTTAGTCAGGCTGTTAAAAACTTTCCTCGCTCACTAAAAAATGTATTGATGGGAACGTATGAGGCTGTTAGCAGCCCATTGCAAACTGGTAAGACAATGCTAGACATCGGTGCTGGAGCGTTGCAGAACGTATTGCCTGAGAGTGTTGTTCAAGCGATTGGTGAAGATAAAGCATCAAGAGAAGTCGCTAATAAAGTTGGGCAAATGTATGTACAGCGTTACGGTGGGGTAGAACAGGCTAAGAGAACGATTGCTAACGATCCTGCTGGCTTCTTGTCGGATGTGTCGGCTGTTCTAACTGGTGGTAGTGCGGCAGTGCCTAAGTTGGGTAAAGTTGCATCTATGGTCGATCCGTTATCGCTAACGGCTAAGACTGTTGGAGCCGCTGGAAAGGCTGTTGCTCCGGTATTGGGTATGACTACGGGTGCTGGTACTGAGGCATTTAAGCAGGCTTATCGGGCTGGTAGAGAAGGCGGTACGACTGCTGAACAGTTTAGGTCAAACATTACTGGCACTGCGCCAATGACTGACGTTCTTGATATGGCAAAGCAGAATCTTGCCAACATGAACCAAGCTAAACAGGCTCAGTATCGTTCTGGCATGGTCAATATCAAGGGTGATAAGACTGTACTCGACTTTAAAGGTATCGATTCTGCTGTAAATACTGCTCAGAACAAGACTGCCTATAAAGGAAAGGTAATTAACGAAAGAGCAGCGGCAGAGTTGCAGACTGTCAAAGATATTGTTGACGATTGGAAAGCCCAGAATCCTGCTGATTTCCACACACCAGAAGGTCTTGACGCTCTAAAGCAAAAGATCGGTGATGTTTTAGAGGGCATCCCTTACGAGCAAAAGCAAGCTAGGGCTGCTGTTGGTGGCGTTTACGACTCTGTTAAATCAGAAATTACCAAGCAAGCACCTACTTACTCTAAAGTAATGAGAGAGTATTCGGAGGCTTCTGAACTTATTAAAGAGATTGAGCGTTCTTTGTCGTTAGGTCAGAAAGCTAGTGCTGAGACTGCAACAAGGAAACTTCAGTCGTTGATGCGTAAGAACGTAAATACTAATTTTGGTCAAAGAGTCAGTTTAGGCAAAGAGTTAAGCGCTGCTGGTAGCGACATTTTCCCGGCGTTGGCTGGTCAATCATTGGCTGAGTTGACTCCTATGGGATTGCAACGGGCTACGTCATTGGGTACAGCAGCAGGTGCGTTTTCTGCTGGTGGCGTTCCTCTAGCTACGGCATCATTGCTTGCGTCATCTCCTAGGTTGATGGGTGAGGCTGCCTATGGCACTGGATTGCTATCTCGCTTACCTGCTGGCGTTGAAACAGTACTGCCACAAGCATTTGACCCTAGAGCCTATAACTTGATGTATCAAGCTCGTCGAGGACAGTAATCATGGCAAAGAACAAGATTAGCGAATACAGCGCAACAGCGGCTAATAACACTGACATTGGTGGGATTAACATTGCTGAAGGTTGTGCGCCATCAAACATCAATAACGCTATTCGTGAGTTGATGTCTCAGCTAAAAGACCAGCAAGCAGGGTCTGATGGGGATAACTTTACTGTTGGCGGTAACTTGTCTGTTAGTGGCACTGTAACCCTAACGAACGCTTTGCCGATAGCTCAGGGTGGTACTGGAAACACCACAGCATCTACAGCGATTAACGCTCTGATGCCTTCTCAAACGAGTAACTCAGGTAAATACCTAACGACTGACGGTGTTAGCGTTGCTTGGGGTACTGTTACTCCGGGAACAGGTACGGTTACTAGCGTAGGTATAACATCTAATCTATCAGGTATTACGGTTGCTGGCTCTCCTGTAACGTCATCTGGTTCTATATCACTTAATGGCACATTAAACGTAGCTGCTGGTGGTACTGGTGTAGCTTCACTATCCACAGGTGCGGTATTGGTGGGTAACGGTACGTCTGCTGTATCGTCAGTAGCTCCTAGTACTAGCGGTCATGTATTAACGTCTAACGGTAGTGCTTGGTCATCGTCTGCATTGCCTACAGCCTCATCGACTGTTTCTGGCATTGTTAATACTGGCAGTCAAACACTTGCCGGAGAAAAGACATTCTCAACTGGCATTATTTCTCCTAACGGCTATAACTTTACGTCCACAGGTAATTCGATTTACTGGACGGGTGCTGTAATGGAAGTGTATATCGGTTCAGCAATGAGATTCTTTGTTGGATCGTCATCGGCTGGATTTAGCATCTCTGACGTTCAAAAGGTCGGTGGTGGCTCATTTAACAGCTACTCAGACTCACGTTACAAGCAGGACATTAGTGCCTATAGTAAGGGTCTAGCCGAGCTAAAGCAGGTTGAGCCTAAGAACTATCGTTATACCGCTGAGTTCATGAAGTCTGATAGCCCATCACAGCAGTTTGTTGGGGTTATCGCTCAGGAACTAGAAGGTACTGCCTTTGCTAATTGTGTAAAAACTGACAACAATGGATTTAAGATTGTAGATACTTCAGAACTCACGTTTGCTCTGATTAACGCAGTAAAAGAGATGAGCCAGCGTATCGAACAACTTGAGGCTAGAAATGGTTGACATAGGTAAAGCATCTACTGCGGCGACTTACGGCGGATCAGTTTCCGCCGTCTTTTTTGGTCTAACAGCTAATGAATTCGCTGCGCTTGGTGGTCTAGCAATCGGTGTTATCGGCTTGTTAATTGGTACTTGGTTTAAGCACCAGCATTTACAGATTGCTAAGAAGAATCAGAAGTCTGATCCAGAGGAATAAATCGATCCGCTAACGCTACTTGCTGCTGCTAATGCTGCGGTCAGTGCCGTTAAAGCCAGTTGCAAACTTTACAAGGATATTAAGAACGCAGCCGGGGAAGTCAAGGACGTATTAGACGATCTGAAGGTTCAGTATGACAAGGTAACAGGTGGGAATCCAACCCCGGCTCAGAAAGCGCAATACGTCGCTGAAGTCCAGAGGGTTCAGGAGATAGCCAAGGCTGATCCTAACGATGTGTTTACGGACATCGGCAACCAGCTAGGCGCATTGATGGATGCTTATGATTCTATCAGTAAGCTATTCCTCAAAGAGCAGTTAGAAGCCAAGAAGGTCTATAAGGGTGAAGAATCGATAGGTAGGAGAGCATTAAAGCGGATATTGATTACGTCGAGACTTGATGCAATGCTAGTAGAGATACGCGAAACCATGGTGTACCGCAGTCCGCCGGAATTATCTGGACTGTGGGGCAAGTTTGAGGAGATGTGGCAGCGGATCGTCAAAGAGCAGGAGGAGGCTCATGCGGAAGAACTTAGGCTAGCTCAGATAGCATCATGGCGACGCAAAAAAAGAATAGCGGAAATCAGGTCAAAAGTGGCATGGGTCTCGGCAGTGGTGTTCGTAGTTATATGGGCGGTGGGTCTAATGTGGCTGACGACAAGAAGCGCGATGATGAAAACATCCCTTGGACTTTATTGATTACTGTCATGGCGGTGTTATTAACTTTCTTTATCGTAATGCCTATTCTGGCTTTCATGTACTACGATATGTACTATGCTCATCAAGCCGCTATCATCGAGATTAGAAAGATGAAAGAGTTAAGGCGAGAGATACTGATAGAGAGGATGTATCGTGATTGACCGCAATGCTTTCAGGAAATTTATTCCTCACTCTAAGTACCCGGATCAATGGTATGACGCTTTATTCAGCCAGCAGACCGAACTCGGTGGTAAGTCTCTCCTAGAAGAATACGAAATAACCACTCCGAACCGTATAGCGGCTTTCCTAGCCCAATGTCATCATGAATCAGGTGGGTTCGTATGGCTAACGGAAAACCTGAACTACTCTGCTTCAGGACTCCTTAAAGTATTCCCTAAGTATTTCTCTACGGACGCTCAAGCTAAGGCTTACGCTAAACAGCCGGATAAGATTGCCAACCATGTTTATGCTAATCGTATGGGCAACGGTGACGAGGCTAGCGGAGATGGGGCTAGATACAAGGGTAGAGGACTGATCCAGCTAACAGGCAAGGATAATTACTTCTGGTTTGCTGCTTCCTTAGAGATGACTCCTGAACAAGCCTCAGAATATACACAGACGTTCGAAGGTGCTGGTCAGTCTGCTTGCTGGTTTTGGGAAACTAATAAACTTAATAGGTTTGCAGACTCAAGCGATCTTAAAGGCATGACTAGGGTGATTAACGGTGGTTACAAGGGAATGGAAGATAGAGAGGCTCAGTATGCGCGCGCTTTACGTTTGCTTGGTGCTTAGTCTGTTTGGATGCGATAGGTTCCGTTATCCTTGCCAAGACCCTGATAATTGGGAAACTAAGCAATGCAAAAGACCCTATTGCGCTGTTACCGGAACTTGTCCAGACCAACTAATGAAACCAGAGGAAGTTAAGGATGAATCCCCTAAAATTAGTCAGCCAGTTCCTTGATCTAAAGCAAGAACAGCACGATGCAGTAATTAAATTCTGTATCGCTGTAACCTTCTGCTGTACGGTCATTATCATGGTCGGAGTGTCACTCTATAGTGTTGTATTTGTGACACAGCCTATGAATGGCATGGCTCCTGCTGATAAGCAGTTCTTCCTGATACTGTCCGATATGTCTAAGTACATTCTCGGATCATTGGCAACCCTACTTGCTGTCAAGGGTAAGGATGCTCTGCCTCAGTTCACTCCACCCGGACTATCGACTAAAGAGGAGCGTGATGATAAGCCTCAACCACCACCACCTAAAGCACCGACTCATGCACCTGTCCGCATGGAACCGACGATACAGCCTATTTCGTCACAACTAGCAGGGTATAACGGCAAAGCTGCTCCTGAACAACCACCACACCCGGAGATTTCATGATTATCTACCTACGCATGGCTGCTACTGTTTTGCTAAGTTCTGTCTTAGTGTTCCAGATTCATGCAGCCGAAACTAAGAAGGTTTGTCACGCTGAGAAGGATCGTAAGGGTAAAGAGGTTCAGGTCTGCCGTGAGGTTAAAGTCCACAAGAAGCTAGACGCGACTAAAGTGCCTCCTAAATGAATCCTTGGTTTATTTCCGGTTCCCTTATTGCCATTATCCTC